AATGGCATATAAATAAACTACCAAAAGCAGTTAAAGAAACTTTCCCCTTTATGATAGTTCCAAAGGCAAGTTCAGGGGAAAAGAATGATGGGATTAAAGGAGTGGAAGAAAAAAAAATGGAATATGAAACAACAACAAGAACAAATAAAGAAACTGCTGATAAATTTGGTTGCGAAAGAAAGGCAATAGCTAAAAACACACACCCCACAGTAAAACCAACAAAGTTAATGGAATATTTAATAACTTTGGGAAGTAGGAAAGGGGATTTAATCCTTGACCCTTTTGTTGGAAGTGGAACTACTGCTATTGCTTCAAGAATATTAAGTAGAAAGTTCATAGGCATTGAAAAGGATAAGGAATACCATAAAATAGCAATAGCAAGAATAAAAGAACATTTAGCACAAAGGAAACTATATGAAATATAATAATGTCCAGGCAGTCAAGGATGTCCAGTGGGGTCCACTTACTTACTATAGGAGTTTAAATACGAGTTAAGAGGTATTGACAAGCTTGACAATTAGTGGATTTGTCGTCTATGTCAAGGCTGTCAAGGTGTCAAGCCCAATCGGAGATAATAAAAATGTCCTACAAGGAAAGCATAAGAAAGAAAGCATACGAATATTATATCACTGGAATACCAATAATAGCGGTAGCAAGAAAGGTAAAGGTATCAAGAAATACTATTATGGCCTGGAGAGCTAAATACAACTGGCAAGATAGAAAGGCAATTGTTATAGAAAGAACTGGACAAATACTGGACCAGAAGTTGGCAGAATTTAAGGCTGAACAAGTTGAAGATGCTCGTGAGGTTCTTAGAGATTACTTTAAACAATTAAGAGCTGGAAAGATTACACATAAAGATACAGATTTCGTAGCTATTTCAAGGCATATTGCTTGGTTAATGGGAGAGAGTGATTCAAAAACTGACATAACTGTTGAAGATAAAAATGTTACAGAATTACTTGCTTGGATGAAAGCTACATTCAAGCCATATCAGAATCAATGAGTTATTTAATTAAAGAGGAAGTGTGGAAAAAAATAGATTATAAACCACACCCAAAACAAGAGTTGATACACCAGAGTGGAGCAAGATTTAGGGCTTTATGTACTGGAAGAAGATTTGGTAAGTCGGTTTTAGCCAGTCGTGAGGCTATCTATAATATTTTAATAGATGGTAAGAGGGGGTGGATTGTTGCTCCTAATTATGAGCTAACAAAGAAAGTCTTTAGGGAAGTTATTATAATTCTAAATAAAGTTTTCCCTGCACTTATTGAAAGACAAAGTGAGGCAAATACCTACATTAAATTAAGAAATGGGTCGGAGTTAGTTGGTAAGTCAGCAGACAATCCAGTTAGTTTATTGGGAGAGGGATTAGACTTTTTAATTATAGATGAAGCTGCAAGTATTAAGAGGGAAGTATGGGAAGAATATTTAAGACCTACATTGGCAGATAGAAAGGGCTGGGCCCTATTTATTTCTACACCCAAAGGAAAGAATTGGTTTTATGAAGAATATGTTAGAGGTAAAGATAGAAAAGTAAAACACCAAGATGGCTGGAATTATTTAACTTCTGATAATCCTTATATTCCCAGGGAGGAGATAGCACACGCAGAGAAATATTTACCAGAAAGAGTATTCTTACAAGAGTTCCAAGGTAAGTTCATTGAGGATATTGGGGGAGTATTTAGGGGAGTAAGAGAATGTGTTGGTGGAAGATTAGAAGAACCAGACCCAAATAGGAGTTATGTAATGGGTGTAGATTTAGCAAAGTATCAGGATTATACTGTTGTTATTGTTATGGATAAAGTCAATAAACAAGTAGTTTATTTTGATAGATTCCATAAGTTAGATTGGAACTTCCAAAAGAATAAGATAGCAAATGTTATTAGGAGATATAATAACTGCCAGTGTATTATTGATGCTACTGGAATAGGCGACCCAATATACGATGACTTAAATAGATTAGGATTAAACATTGTTCCTTATAAGATTAGTGGAACCAGTAAAAAACCTTTAATAGAAAACCTTAGTTTAAATATCCAGGATGGATTAATTAAATATCCAGATATTCCAGAGTTGATTAACGAACTTAATATTTATGCCTATAAGCAGAATCCTGCTACTGGGCATACAAGCTATAGTGCACCAGAGGGTTATCACGATGATATTGTAATAGCTTTAGCATTAGCTTGTTGGGCACAAAAATCGGAGGTAATTATTGATTTCTAAAATGGTAAGAAGTATAAACGCACCATATAGAAAGAGGTTGGAATGTGTATGCGATACTTTAACTTATAGGAGTAAGTCAAGTCGTAAGCGTGGTCGTTATAGAGTTTATGAGAGAGGACATTATAAAGGCAAGATTTTTAATAGGAGCAGTTTATCTCTTTTATGTTTAAGCTGTGGAAACGAAAGGATATTTAACTTGGAGGTTAAAACAAAATGAAAGAAAATAAAGTCGTAAGATACGATAGAACAAAAAACAAAGTAGTAGTAAATGTTACCCAAGTGGGGGATATTTTAGAGGGAGAAAGAGTTATTGGACACACTGATAATGTGTATAAACAGGCGTATAATCCAAATGAAATGAAAAGGATTTATGCTGGAATCAATGCACAGATAGTTCAAGGAGAGAAACAACTTAAGGATATTAAGTTAAGACAGACTACAAATCATCTTAAATTTGATTATGATGAATTGGTAACATTGAAAGCAAAGATGGCAGAATTAAAAACCTTAGACCAGATGGAACAGGATAAACAAGGTTTAGAAAATATAAAAGATAACATTAAAAGGTTAAAGAAGGATGCTTTACAGCTTAAACCAATTATTGAAAAACTGCGAAAGTAACTAAATAGTTTATAAAGATTGAAATATAAACTTAAAGATAACAATGGAAAAGCCATCTCTATTTGCCAGACTAAAAGGAGCTGCGTCTAATTTTTGGAATTTGAACAGAAGTACTTATCCTAATTATTTAAGTAGTGGCGAAGAACAATACGCAGATAGAGGGATTACTTTAACTGATGAAGCTAAGGTTAGAACAGACCAAGGTTACATTAAAGCATTTGTTTCTAATGATTTTTTATATAAGCCTCCTTATGGTTATCCAAGGTATTTAGATATTCCTACAATAAGAGCACTTGCTAAAAGTCCTTATGTATGGCAGTGTACTTCAACTATAATAGATGAGATAGGAGCTATTGATTGGGATATTGTACCGATTGAAAGAGATGAGCCAGATAAGGATGAAAGTGATAAAGAAATAGAAGAAGATTATTCTGCACCTAAAGTTGATATTGCTCAAGTTAAAAGAATAAAAGAAGTGAAAGAATTTTTTAATAATCCTAATGGAAATGATGAATCTTTCAACTTTCTTATTAGGGCTGTTGTCCGAGATATTCTTGAGATAGATAGTGGTGTGTGGGTTAAAGTATTTAACAGGGCTGGTAAAATGGTTCAGTTGTTTGCTCGTGATGGTGGAACATTTCTAAAGAATCCAGATATTCACGGTTATCTGGCTAATAGGTCAGCTTATGTTCCTATGCCTGGACAATTTCAAGATGAGGAGGGTAAGAAAGAGTTTTATGCTAATACAGTAGTGCAGAGTGCAGCTTACTTCCAATATGGGTGGGTAGCTATGATGCCAATTCCTTTTGGTACGAGAGAAATAGTTTATATGATGAGGAACTCAAGGAGTGATAGTATCTATGGAAGAAGTCCAGTGGAAGTATTACAGGATGTATTACAAACACTTATTTATGGAGCTACTTTTAATTTAGATTATTTCATTAACAATAATATGCCAGATGGTGTTATTCAGTTAATTGGTGCTAATCAAGAGCAAATGAATGCTTTTAGGGAAAGATTTGAACAACAATTTAAAAAGCAGGATAGTTGGGGTAACTGGAGAAAGATATTCCATAAGTTTCCGATTTCTAATTCAGAAGTTAAGTTTACACCTTTTGCTTTAAAGCCACAGGAGATGGCTATTATAGAACAACAAACTTGGTTTAGTAAATTAGTCTGGAGTTGTTTTGGGGTTACACCAAGTGAATTAGGATATACTGAAAGTTCTAATAGAGCAACAGAGATGGTTCAAAGTAAGGTATTTAAAAGAAAAGCTATAAGACCATTACTCAGAGTTTTAGAATATCACATTAATACGCAACTTATTCCAGAGTTTGGTTATGATGATATTGAGTTTAAGTTTAATGATTATGATGTTGAAGAAGATTTAGAAAGACATAAACTATTTGAAATCCAATTAAGAAATAGTATTAAAACTATTAATGAGGTTAGAGAGGAGATTGGTATGCACCCAGTAGAAGGGGGAGATAAAATAGCTGGTGGTCAGGAAGAGGAGTTTGGTTGGGGTAATCCAGAAGCTGGAAGTGATAGGTTTGGTGGTGGAAAGCGTGACCAATTTGGAGAAGAAGAAGAAGGGGATATTAGAGAAGCCTTTGATATGGAGGATAAATCCATTGATATGAAAGCAAAGTATATCAAAAGGACTGGCACCAGTGGGAAGTATAAGTATTGGTATAGGAACCCTAAAACAGGTAAATTAGAATCTGGAAAAAAAAAGGTTGTAAAAAAGAAAGATGATGCACAACAATATGCAGCAGCCAAATATAAAGAACTGAAACCAGCAGACAAGAAAGTTATTGAGGGCAATGTTAAGACCTTTTTAGCAGGTCAAGATACCAAAGGTGTTAATTATAATGGAAAGTTTTGGACTAAAGAGAGGAGAGTATTTCATAGTAAAGTTTTAGAGGATTATACAGCTAAGGCAGCTCAAGCAGTTACGCAAGGAAAAAGACCAAAGGTAATCTTTATGGCTGGACTTCCTGCAAGTGGGAAGACTTATGCTACCCAGAAATTTTATGATAAAGTTCCAGGGTCTGATGGAAAATTGATTCAAGATAAGGATGGAGAAAAATATTTAGTATTAAATGCAGACGATGTTAAAGGGTACTTACCTGAATATGATAATGGGAGAGGAGCTACATTAGTTCATAATGAAAGTAGCCATCTGGTGGGAAATATGATTAAATCATTCGCAAAGTTAAATGTGAACATTGTAGTAGATGGAACTTTGGCTAAGACTGACAAGGCTTTAGACCAATTACGATTATTTAAAAAGAAAGGGTACAAGACTAATATAACTTATGTTACAGTTCCTGCAAAGACAGCAATTGATAGGGCAGCCAATAGATACAAAGAGGAGGGTAGATTTGTGCCTTATGGGTTAATCCCAGACTATGAGAATAAAATTGAAAAGACAATGCACTTCATAAAAGATAGTGTAGATACTTTCAGACATATTGATAATACAGGAGTAAAGCCAAAAATTATAGCAGAGAGTGGAGTTTAAGATGGGAGAAGAATTAATAAATAAAGTTGAATCATACCAACAGGATAAATTAGGGGAAGATATAGTTAATCCACCCCAAGATGATTATTTTGAGGAAATGTTCAATGCAGCTTGGAATAAAGTAGAGGTTAAGGGAAACCCATTAGACGATAGTGCAGAGAATTTTGATAGAGCTTTAATCAATTCTAATAACGATAAACTATCTGAAACTCCAGGTAAAACCAAAAAGAAGTTTAAGAAAGATTTATTAGGGTTTTTGAGAGAAACAGAGAAAGCTATTATGACTGAGTTAAGTATGATTTACACTTCTGATAAATTAGCAGAGATTAAAGATTTTACAGATTTATGGGATAGATTAATTACTAATTTAAAAGGATTATTTAATGATTCAAAAATAAAACCATTAGTGGATAGGTTTACTGAGGAGTTCTATGTTAAAGGTATGGATAAGAGTGAGTATGAGTTTGCTCAAAACTTCTTTCCAGATAAGAAACAGTTGGACTTCTTAAAGAGTTATAATTTTGATATAGTTAAAGGTATGAACCAAGAAACAGCAGATAGATTAAGAAGTACATTACAAAGAGCACATATGGAAGATAAACCTTTTACAGAAGTTAAAGATGAAGTGGCTAAGTTATTCCATAAGGATAGAGTAAGAGCTAAAGCTATAGTAAGAACTGAATCAGCAAGGGCAGAGAATATGGGAACTTTAGCTGGTGCAAAACAAAGTGGGATAGTACAAGGAAAGAGCATTATTAATCCTATGGATGATAAGACTTGTGAATTGTGTAAGAGATTAGATAGAAAATATAGTGGTAAATCTATGAATTTAGATGATAAGTTTTACGATAAGACGACAGGAAAGAGTTGGGAAACACCTCCTTTCCATCCTAATTGTCGTGGAGCAATAACAACATTTAGAGTAAAAAGTAAAACTAAGGAGGAATAAGATGGCAGATAAAAAACCAAAGAATAAAATGGGAGAAGATGATTTTGAACAGGAGTCTGGAGAGGATGAAGCTCAATTAAGAGAAGCTAAACTTAAAGCTGGACCTTTAGATAGAATTGGATTAACAAAGACTACAGATTATTGTAAAGGTTGTGGTGGTAAAAAGAAGCAAGGATATGATGATAGAGAGGATGAATCACTTGGCGAAAGAACAGGTAAGGAATCTGGAAAGAAACAAAGTGATAAAGATAGGCGTGATGAATCCTATGGTAAATGGGGTAAAAGAGATAAGAAGAAAGACCAAAAGGTCAATAGAGGTAAATAAAATGGTATTAGAAACAATAGGAGCAGCAGGTGTTATATTTAAAGCTAAATATGTAAAGAGAACTGGAACGAGTGGTAATTACAAATATTGGTATCGTAATCCAAAGACTGGTAAACTTCAAGCTGGAAAGCAACCTGCTAAGAAACCAAGTAAAGAACTTCTTGCACACGTAGACCAAATGCAGCGTCATACGGATAAAAAGGAAGAAAGGATGGTAAAATTACAAAGGGAAACTGCACAAAAAGTAAAGGTAATAAGAGCTAAAAGAAGTAAGGCAGCAGAAGCTATCCGAAATAAATTTGATTATTTTAGGAAACGATTTGATGAGCAACGAAAAGAGATAAGTAAGAGTGAAAGGATTCAATTTGATGCTTTACATAAGGATATGGATGACTTAGAGGATTTTTATGGTAAGGAAATGGATGCTTTAAGGGAAAAAATGGGAAAGAAAGAAGATAAAATAAAACAGATGTAAAATGGCTTTATTCAATATACCTTTTGAAACTATGAGAACTATGCTTCCATTAGAGAGTGGACTAATAATCTACATTGAAGATGAGGAGAAAATAGACTTATATATTCAGAATGGTTATTGTTTACTTAAATCTACCTATTCAAAAGTAGGAACAGAACAGGATTTAATCTGGAAAGACGATAATCTAAAAAGAGCATTAAGGGCATTTAGTATTGATAAAGGAGATGTTACTTTTA